CCCTCACCCGCGGGTGGAACGTCTTGAGCTTAGCCACCTGCTTCTCCATGCCACGGATGATCCACGGGTAGACCTGCCATATAAGACCTGTGTCTTGATCCAGCAAGATGTCCTGGATGACCGGCCGCCCCTCGGGCAACGGCGGCACCAAGAGGGTCAGACCCTTGGGTAGGAACACGAACCAAGCCCGCGGCCGGTTCTGCGGTACCCATGAAGCGGCGTTCTGAAGGACTCGGTGCACCGTGTAACCAAACCTCTTGGCGACCTCATCGTGCACAGCTCTTGCGCCTTCCACCGCACCCAACACGCTCTCGATCGCGAGCGCAGCCGCTTTGTTTCGGAGCGCGTACTCGAGGACCTGCTTGGTCTGCCCGAACTTCTTCGCGTCGCACCCCCGGCAGTGGGCACCCGCCGAGGCCACCTGCTGGCTGAACGCCGCGCACGGCGGATGGGCGATGACCAGGGTTCCTGACAAGTCCTGCTTGGCCGGCCAGTCGGCGACCGTGGGCCGGTAATCCAACTTGGGGTAGTTGTGGCGTTGGACCTTGAGGCCGTAGGCCGCATCCTCGTATGACCCAATGACGGGGTGGCCCTCCTGGTGGGCGGCCACGGTTAGGGAGCCGGCGTAGGAGTTGATGATGAGAACGGGTAACTTCTTGCTCATGACGTTGGTCCTTTGCACTGGGGTGGGAGCTCGCCCTTGCCGTCACAGGCTGGGCACCTCGTAAGGGTGAACCTTTTGCCCATGACCGCCTTCTCGCCTTTGCAGGTAGAGCAGGTCTTGGGCACACTGAAGGTGAGGCGCAGAGCTTGATAAGCCTCCTGGAGGATGTCCCAGTCATATCGGTCGCCACCTCGTTTGTCTGGGTGGCAAGCCTTCGCAAGCTCCTTGTAGATATCACGAACCTGCCGCCATGTCGTGTATCTGGGTAAGACGCCCAGAACCTTGCAGGCCTTGATGAAGGTCATAGCTCCACCACCTTCGGCAGGCCGCAGAACCTCTCTCTGAACTCCGCCATCGTGGGGACCCACATGACGCCTACCTTGTGGTGGAACACGTTCACCCGCGGGCCTACCACGATGCTTTGATGGCCCAAAGCCAGCGCGTACCCAAGCTCGACGTTGGATCCACCACGCGACACCGGTTTGTCGTCGGTGAACAACACCAAGGTGTCGGCCAACGCTACATCGTCGAGGTCCTTCTCAGCCCAGGCCGCGGCTATTGCCGAGTCCTTCCCCGGACCTATGGACAGACCGCCCGTGTGGTAAAGCCACCGGCTGGTGATGATGTAGCCCTCTACGGCCATCATCTCAGCGATGGCCCTGAGCTCCTCCTGGCGTTCAAACCTGGAGGCAATGTAGACGCGCTTCACGGCTTCCTCCTTTTGGTGACCCTGGCCGCAAGCTCACGCGCCTTATCCATGTGGCACCACCACGTGCGGAACCTTCTCCACACCTAGCGGCCTGATCACGATGTCCTTGGGCGTGACCTTGCGAACGCGGTAGAGGTACCCATTGGCTCGGATGGTGTCGCCCACACGCAGCAAGATGGCGCGAACGGCCGGTGGCGGGGTTTCCTCACCTACGTCCTTGGCCGCCTTGGTGAGGTCCTCCTCGACCTGGTCACGGAAGTCATTTTTGAGTTCGTTCATCATGGGATGTCCTCGAAGCAAGCGGCCGATAGCTTGAGCAACTCAGTGCGGATGAGCTCCCGCTACCTCCCGCATCTGCGGTCGACTGGTAGCAGATGCGGCCCATGCGCTCAATGACCCGTTCGAGGTCCGGCGTCGCATGGATCAGCGCGACGGAAGGCTTAACCACCCTCATCGGCCCACCGCCCAGGCACCAAGCAGGAAAGCCAGTGAAACCAAGAGACCCAGACCGGCACCGATGGCCAGCAACCGGCCCCAGGATTGTTGTGATGTGCGTTGCAACAGTGACATAGTGACGTTCCTCCTCTTAATTGAGATTCTGCTTCGACTCATCATCAAATGTCCATATGATTTGCCAGGTCGCGCGGTACCCGACGAAACCGTCAGCCAGGTAGAACCGCCCGTCGTCTACCTGCTCCACCTTGCTTGCCCAACGCCACGGAGACCTGTGGTACGCATCCTCCTCGGTGCGGTGGAGGATGAGGTCACCACGGTAAGGCATGGTGCAGTTCGCGCGGTGGCTCAAGGCACACAGCGCGGCTAGGCGCTTCTCCTCGCGCGACGGACCGGGCCGATCCACGTGGATGATGCTGTCACCGGACGCGAAACCCACGATCTCCACCCCGTTGATGAGCAGCCTAGGCGTCCTCATTCGTCCACGTCCTTCTTCAGGATGCCCACCTTGCGGAGCTCCTCCTCGAGACGGGCCTTGGCAATATCCTCGAGCTGCCGAGCCCTCTCCCTGGTTACCCCCAAGGCCATGCCCACCTCTTCAAGAGTTGGCGGGTCTCCCGCCCTTGCCCGGTCTGCCATGTCCTCAGCGCACGACAGATGGGGCGGTACCTCGTCGGGCTCTAGGTGCTCATTGGTCAACGAGATGTAACCCTTACTGTTGATGTTGAGGTAGTTGTTGTAGCGGCACGACACAAACGGGCACGGACGCGCGCCTCCCCGGCAGTCATCACGGGTATGAGGACGGTCGACGTCGGGGTAGTCCACTGGGCCCGACAGCTTCACCGGCCTGATCACCTTACCCAGGCGAATGCGCACGGACGTGGGCCGGCAATCGCACATAACCCACCGGGTGACGAGGCGGTCCATCCCGTTGCGTTTGATGGTGGCCTGCACACGACGCTTGCCGAGGTCTCCGCAAATAGAACACACCCTAGAAGCGCTTGTTGGTCTTGACATGGGCTACCCGCTCCTTGTTCGTTGCCTTGGTCCACTTCTCGGCGTTCTCGAGGATGTAGTACCGCTCCATCTTACCGGTGTCGACCATGACCTGCTGGTAACGCCGCTTGAGCCGCCGCCCGAAGGCGTTGACCGCAACCCGGCGCCCCACCGCCGACGTGTTGAACCGGTCGCAGAGCTCTGACGCCGTCCACAGGTCCCGGCCCAGCCGGTCGAGGTCCTTGAGCCCAGCGATCCACGCGTCGAGCTCCGACCGGACTCCCTCGACCATCTCGCGCTTGGCCTGGGTGTACGGCGGTGCCGCGCAGGGGTCAAAGTCCCCATAATCGAGTGTCTCCCTAAAGTAGTGGAGCAGCGCCGCGGGCCCCGGCCCCTTGAGCCACGGGTCGTACACGGTCCGGTAGAACGCCCGGTCGAGCTTCGCGACGCTGACCTCGTGGATGAAGAACCGCCGGTCGTGCTCGTCCACGTAGAACGCGTCACCATGGTTGCTGGTGAAGTAGTAGTTGATGTAATCGGGGACGGTGAACTGGCTGATGTGCTTGATGTTGACATTCATATCGGTCTGGGTGATGAACTTCTTCAGCAGGTCGGCGGTGGTCCGGGTGTCGTGGCCTGAGATGTCGTCGACCAGCACGAACTGCTTGTTGAGCGACCAGGCGTTGTGAGGGGTCTCGAGCTCGCGCTGGGGTATGCTGATGTAGTTCGACCCGTAGATGCGCCCGAGCGTCGTGCCCACGAGCGTCTTGCCCTGGCCGGTGTCCGTGGACCAAACGCCCACGGCTGATAAGAGCTTCGTGCCCAGGTGCTTGAGCGGATACCCGCACCACCGTTCGAACCACACCCGCGCCTCGGGCTCAGCTCCCTGGAACAGGTGGTCGATGAGCTGCCGCCACGGGCTCACGTCGCCCTTCTTCGGCTCATATGCCAGCCCCATCCACCCGTTGAGCCGCGGCTCCGTGACCCCGTTCAGCACGCGCGCCTTGCCGGGCGCGTAGGTCAGCGCCTCGAAGGTCCTGCGGGCCGGCCAAGCGAGCCACTCCGGCGCTACCTTGACCTTCCGTATCTTGTCGTCCTCCAACTTCTCGACCACGAGCTTGTTCGCGGCCACCACCTGGGTGAACTGGTTCGCGGTCAGCGGCTTCGGCTGGGGCTGACCGCGCTCGTCGGTCGACGCCTCGTCGTAGACCATCGTGGGGTGGTGGATGACGGCATAGCGCTCATTCATCCGCCACAGGGCCAGCGCCAGGTCCGCCACCGGCGCTTGGTTGAACAGCTCCTGGAGGTCCTCCACGCTGTGGGTCAGGAGGTAGTCGTCCAACCCCACCTTGGCCTCGCCATCCTCGGGGAGCAGCACCGACCGAACGATGGCGCCCTGCTGGGTCAGCACCTCGGTGAACCTGACCACCGCGGCCGCGACGTCGGGCTTGGTCATCACGTCGCTGTCGAAGCAGATGGCCACCTCCCGCTGGTGAAGCGCGATGGCCCGGAGCTCAGGGAGGAGGTCCGTGCCCAAGCGCTTGGACATGAACGACCACACGCCGCCGAGACCAACGCACCTGATGCCCAGGCGGCAGGCCTTGAGCGCCTTCTTCTCACCTTCGGTGAACCACAGCGGCTGGCTGACGTCCGTCAGGACGGCCGGCCACGGCACAACGGGCGGGAAGTACGCCGCCGGCACCGTGTCCTTGGGCTGCAGGTACCGCATGGGCGGGACGACGGTGGTACCGAACGGCCCTGGCTTAGACCCGAGGAGCCGGGCCCTCAGGACCTGGCGACGTCGACGCTGGGCGTCGAAGTACGGGATGGCGAGCGCCGGCCACGGCGCGCCGAGCTCCTTGAGGGTCCGCGCCTCATCCCAGACCTCCATCCGGGCGTCCTCCGCGTCCTGCCAGGTCAGGCCCGAGCGGGCCAGGTCGGCCTTGGCCAGCTCGAGCGCGTGGGTGGGTGTTGTCGTAGAACGGTGCTTCGCCATGCTGCGATGTCCTCGATTGCAACTGAAAGAAGTGGGTCTGACCCACCGCTCCACCGACGGTTGCAACCGAGGAGGAAGCTTCACCAGCTCGGCGGCGGGTCAGACCCGAAGGATTTAGGGATAGACCATGCTCGCGAAAAAGTAAATCTTGTTAGCGGGCCGCTGCCTTGACCGCTGCGTCGAGCTCTGGCCCAGGCCGCACGACCCTGCCCGCGCGGTTCATAGCAACTACCGCTTGGAACGGAACCTTGCGAACCTCCTCGAGGACCTCGGTGTAGCGTTCATCCGTGGGCTCGATGGGTGGCCGTTGCTGGAACTCCTTCACAAGCCGGTGCTTCGCAGCCCAGGCGCACGCGGTCTGCACATGGGTCCGCAGCGCCGGGTCACCCGACACAAACCTCTCAAACCGGCGGAAGTTCTTCATGATCACGATCGTGTGAACCTTGTCCGCGAGGCGTTGCTGCTTCTCCTCATCACTCAATCGGGGGCGACCCATTTTGGGAGTGGGTGTGGGAGGGTCGGCGTCCACCAAAGCGGCGATCTTGTCAAAGCAGCCTCGAGCAACCGTAAGCAGATGGCGTATGGAAGCGAGGGTTTCGACCGGATCTCGTTGTGCTTGTGCTGGAACGACTTTTTCGGTTGGTTTCATGAAGTCCTCCTGTTGGTGCGTGTTGCTGCGTTTCCATACCGATTGAGCCGTATGCCCACGCAGATCCTGTGACGATGCCATATGGCGACTTCGCGCTTAGCTCTAGGCTCTAATTCGATGTGCCCATACAGACATACAGTAGATTCTATCTTAATTAAGAAGAATGTAAATAGGTAAGACCTAGAGGGGTAGGGTAGAAAACCGAGCCATCGGTAAACCCTATACTAACTCAAGCTTGGATCTGCCGTATGCGTATGGAAGGGCCTGATAGTGATGTTTGGCCCTTTGGGGTCCGCCTGATTCCATCACCACCCATCTGGGTTTGGGCCGCGGGGTGGTGGCTCCCCGCCCTCACCTGACCCCTCTAATAGGTATGCACAGCGCCTGTAGCAAGATGATGCTGCCAATCAACCACGACACAAAGAGTTCGTGATGGCTTCACACGCCCCATTCGGTAAGCGGTCGCGCATTCCGCGGAGCAACAAACCTAAAGGCAAACCTCGTGGTAAGCCGTTCGCCAAGGGCACGATCAACAACCCACTTGGCCGCCCCAAGCTACCACCCGGCACGCGCGAGGCCTTCCAGGAGATGCTGCCGGCGGCTCTCAACACGCTCCAAGAGGTCTTCACCAACTCAGAGCACCCCCGTCAAGAGCAGGCCGCCGAGTACGTCGTCAACCAAGCCCTTGGGACCGCGCGCCAGTCGATGGATCTCAGAAGCCCAGATGGCTCCGTAGGGTCCGGTGGTTACGCCATCAGCGTTAACTTCCACCACGGGTCTGGGCTCGACCGCACTAAGGTTGTGCACGTCGGGCCTGACGGACAACCGGTTGATGCACCCTCACCCACCCCACCTGAGGTCGAGGAAGAACTCGCCAAGGCTGAGCCCCCGGCCCGCAAGCCAGGGCGCAAGGTCATTAGATGATCACAGCCGAGGTGAACTTCGAGCTCGCGGAGTGGTCCGAAGTTCCGTACGTCGAAGCCGCGCGCTACAAGGTCATGTACGGTGGCCGCGGGTCGGGGAAGTCCTGGGCTGTCGCCCGCATCCTCATTCTCCTCGCGATGCAGTGCAAAATCAAAGTGCTCTGCGCCCGTGAGTTTCAGATGAGCATTAGTGACTCGGTGCACACACTCCTCGATGAGCAAATCCAGCTCCTCGGGCTTTGGGGCTGGGTCGTCGACAAGACCAGTATCCGCTTCGTACCCACGGGCAGCGAGTTCATCTTCGCCGGCCTTTGGCAGAACGTGCAGAAGATTCAGTCGATGGAAGGCATCAACATCTGCTGGGTGGAGGAAGCCCAACGAGTCTCCGACAACAGCTGGAAGGTGCTCATCCCCACCATCCGCAAACCATGGACCGGACCCAACGGTGAGCTTCGTGACGCTGAGATTTGGATGACGCTCAACCCGGTCGAGGAGGAGGACCCCACCGCGCAGCGCTTCCTGCTTCACCCACCGCCCAACACCATCCAGATCAAGGTCAACTGGCAGGACAACCCGTGGTTGCCCAAGGTCCTGCGGGACGAAGCTGAGCACCTCCGGCGGACCGACCCCGAGGAGTACTACCACGTCTGGGAGGGTGAGTTCTGGTCGAGGAGTGACGCGCAGATCTTCAAAGGCAAGTGGATCGTCGACTACTTCACGCCGGGCGAGGACTGGATTGGTCCGTACCACGGCATCGACTTCGGGTTCAGCACCACGCCCACGTGCATCGGCCGGCAGTGGGTGTACAAGGATCGGCTCTACGTGGAGGAGGCCTATGGTGGACTCAATATCGATACTGTTGATCTTCCTGCTCAGCTGGACCGCCTACCGAACAGCAAGGAGCTTAAGTTCCGGTGCGACAGCGCGAGACCGGAAACCATCTCGTTCTTGCACAACGCTGGGTACGACGCTATTGGTGCTGAGAAGGGACAGGGGTCGGTCGAGGATGGCATCTCGTTCCTCAGGTCCTTCGAGAAGATCGTGGTCCACCCGGCAGCCAAGATGGCTGAGCATGACCTTCGCGCGTACAAGTACAAGGTTGACAAGAGGACGGGGGATGTCCTCAAGGAGATCGTGAAGAAGCACGACGATTGGCCGGACCAGTGCCGGTACGCCCTAGAACCATTCATCAAAGGTAAGGCCGGGTCGATGAACGACCTGGTGTGAAAGGACTGCTATGAGTATCAAAGAACTCGCTCTTCAAAGGCACCCCATCGCACAGCGCGTGATGGATGCGTTTAATGCTGATCAGCCGCGGGACGAGCGTGGGCGGTGGGGTGAGGGTGGGCCGGGGTCAGGTGCCGAAACACTAAGCGAGCATAACGCCTCAGCGAAATTTCATCGGACAGTCGCGGAGCTTCAACTTGGTAGCGAGCGCGAAAGTCATACGGCTGCGGCGATGGCACACGAAGCGGCAAGCCGATCTATCACGGCGCGCGTACCCAACACGTTAGCTAATAGAGAATATCGAATGCGGATGATGCGCATCGCTAGGGAAAAATCCGCTGCTGCGAACGCGGAAACTATAAAAACTGAGAACGCGTATAGAGCATCGGCAGTCGGTAAGGCCGACTACGAGAAGCCAATAAGGTAGTTAGAAAGGGATACCTATGCCACGTCACGTGAAATCATTCGGCGCCGCGCTCTCGAGGTCCAACAAACCGGTGATGGACTCAACACCCGCCCAGGGCAGCGATGGGCTTAGCCAGTTCGTCACTGGGATGAGCCAGATGGCGCTCAAGAACGAGAGGGTGGGCATCGGGACGCCGCGCGACCAGCGGATGTACACGACCTACCAGACCGTCGCCCCGCAGCACCGGGTGCTCCTCGAGAACATCTTTCGTCACTCGTGGCTCGGGCGTCGCATCATTAGCACCCTGTCTGAGGATATGGTGAGGCAGTGGCGCGACTTCAAGTGGGACGGGGTGGAGGACAAGGACAACGACGTTAGGCAGCTCAAACGCCTCGAGAAGAAGCTGAAGGTGAAGAAGAGCGTACTCGAGGCAATGAACCTCGCGCGGCTCTACGGCGGGGCGCTCATCATCCCCATCCTCAAGAGCCAGACCGATGAGGTCATGGCTGAGCCTATCGACCTCGAGCAGGTGACGAAGGACGACCTCGTGGCCCTGCGGGTCGTGGACCGTTGGCGTTGCTCCCACGATGGGAACTACGACACTGACCCGAGCTCGCCACAGTTCGGGATGCCCACCCACTACCTGCTAGCGGAGTCCGCGGTGCGGTTGCACCACACGCGGGTCATTCGCTTCGAAGGCCGCTACCTGCCTTATTGGCTGTGGAAGGCTAATGGGATGTGGCACGACTCGACGCTGCAGATTCTCATCAACAACCTCAAGCAATACGACACCGCGACCGCGGCCCTCGCGACGATGATGTTCCAAATGAACATCGATGTCATCAGCCAGACGGACTTGCGCAAGTACCTCGGCACCAAGGGCGGCCCTGAGAAGGTGGCTGAGCGCTTCATGAACCTAGCGATGCTCAAGTCGTTCGCCGGCGTCGCGGTCATCGACAAAGACACGGAGGAGTTCCAGCGTCACCCCTACACCTTCAGCGGCGTGGACAAGGCCTACTCCCAGCTGATGTACGACGTCTGCGGTGCGGCCGACGTCCCGTTCACCCGGCTCTTCGGCCAGTCACCCGCGGGTATGAACAGCACCGGTGAGAGCGACACGCGCAACTACTACGACCACGTGGCGGCACGCCGGGAGGAGTCGCTCGACGGCCCAATGGACGAGCTTGACCAGTTCCTGGTGCGCTCGGCGCTGGGCACGATCCCTGAGGACTACGTGTCGGAGTGGAACCCGCTCTGGCAGGAGAGCGCGAAGGAGGCAGCGGACGCCGAGCTCGTGCGGGCTCAGACCGCGACCGCGTACCAGGCGATCGGGGCCATCGACGAGGGCATCATCGCGGCCGACCTCTACGCCCGTGGGGTCTACCCCGGCATGACGAAGAAGGACGTCAAGATGGCGCAGGAGCTGGCCAAGCAACCCGACCCCGTGCCACTGGCCATCAACCCCAAGACCGGGCTACCCGTCGTGCCGAAGAACGGGAAACCCGTGCAAAAGCCAGGGGTTACGAGCAAAGTCCCGGCCGAGAAGGACGAGGACGCTTAGGGGTCGGTGCTTGACAACGCGCAACACGGTGTACTTATAAGGAGACGCATGACACGCATCGAACAGCTCTCGAGGTTAGGGCACACGACCGCGACCAGGGTCCTTGATGCGTTCAACGCCGACCAACCGCGTGATGAGCATGGGCGGTGGGGTGAAGGTGGCACCCAAGCCTCGACGTCTGGGCAGCATGGTGAATTGAGCTCTGAACACCAATCGTTTGCGCGTGAGGCACATCGATTGGGCCGACCTGATGAAGCTAAGGCTCATCAAGAAGCCGCATTTCAACATGCTGTTGCACGCAACAGCCCAACGCCTGAGCATACGGCCCGCGCGCAGGAAGCATCAAAGATCGCGTCTGATTTGTCCAAGAAGATGCACGCTGAACGCACTGCAGAACACGAAGCAAAGATGAATGGTCCCGTTCAAGGTGCTACTTGGCGTGATGGCTTGAAGGAACGCGTCGCCTCAGCACCCAACTCTTCACGGTCGGTTGCTGAAGCTCGGCTTGGTCGAGGCGGTGGTCCACCGAGTATGACCAAACCAGAGCGAGAAGCGCACGTCTCTCAGGTTGACGCCTGGCGTGCGTCACGTACCTCTGGCGCGGCGGCTGCTCGTCTTCGGTCGTTCAAGGGAAAGAAGATGGGTTGATGCCCCACTTGAACGTCATTGAACACATCCAGCCCTGGCCCCACGTGGCCAGGATGCGCAAGCGTCAGGGCCGGCGTCTCAAGCCTATCCGCCCTGACAAGTCCGCAGAGCTCTGGTACCGGTCGCGCCTCTCCGACCTCGTGCACCACACCATCACGGTCTGCAAGGCCGAGCTCCCGGGCATGCTCCGTGGGTCTTGGCCCACGGTCATGGACGCGGAGCCCGTGGACCGGGCGATGCGTGACCTCAAGGCCAAGCACCTGGCCGGGCTCGACCAGCTTGCCAAGAAGTGGTCCTCGCTCGCAGTGCAAAAGGCACTCAGTGGTGTGGACACGCGCTTGGCCAACGAGCTTCGGCGCTCGCTCGGCGTGAACGTCGCTGGCATTCTCACCCAGGAGGGCCGCGTCGCGGGCGAGGTTAAGAAGTTCCTGGTGTGGAACACCGAGCTCATCACGAGCATCCCCGAGGAGCTCTTAGGGAAGGTCGGCGCCGCGGTCAACCAAGCGTTCACTTCGGGGCAGCGGGCTGAGTCGCTGTCGTCGCTCATCGATGACATTGGTGAGGGCGAGTCCGGCGAAGCTCGCGCTCGGCTCATCGCCCGCGACCAGCTGAACAAGATGAACGCTGGGTTCAACCGGGTGCGCCAGGACGATCTTGGCATTGAGTCCTACATCTGGTGGACGAGCCAGGACGAGCGGACGCGGCCCGAACACCGCGCGCTCCATGGGCGGACTTTTCGGTGGGACGAGCCAGGGCCTTTGGCCGGGACCATCGATGGTGAGCCGTGCCACCCTGGCGAGGATTGTAATTGCCGCTGTGACGCCATCCCGGTAGTCAACATCGACGCGAGCATCGTCAGACTACCATGCGAAGGCTGCTATCGAGCACGGTCATCGTGGTGAGATGGAGGCTGGTCGCGCGCACGCTTTAGCCGCTGTCGCCCACCAAAAGGCTTCATATAATAGCCAAGACGTCAGTCACGCAAGCAGAAACAGCGAACTCACGCGAACAGCACAAAAAGCTTCGGCGAAAGCCAACGCAGAAACCGCCAAGGTTGGTGCCAAGCCCATCGACAACTCCAAGAACCAAGCTGGTGGGTACCGCGGGAACCCGGCTGCTAAGGGGTCACGTAGTGGGATCGGTTCAAAGGCCACGTGGGTTGCGCCTGGTGATAGGCGGTCACCTCCTGCCGGTGGTGGTAGGTGGGGCACTCGAGTACCACCTGGAAAGACGCGCGGATAATGCGCTGCACCGCCTACGACACCACCCCCATCACGCGCCGGTCGCGGACGCCTGAGGGTTATCTCCTGGTCCCGGCGATGGTGGCGGCGTCGGACAACGTCCAGCCCTACCTCGCCAGCGAGCTCGGCATCAAGGACGCCCTGCCCCTACCAAGCTCATCCGCGTGTTCCGGCCCAAGGCCGTGGTGGACGCGGCCGCCCCGCTCTTCAATGGTGTGCCCATCACCCTCGACCATCCGTCCAAGATGGTCGACACCAAGATCTACCGGACCGTGAACCGCGGCCGGGCTATGAACGTCGTGGCCAAGGACGCGGGCCTCGAGGCTGACCTCCTGGTGCAGGATGACGACGCCATCAAGGCGGTAGAGTCCGGGTCGCGCAAGGAGGTCTCTGCGGCCTACGACTTCGACCTGGAGATGACGCCTGGAACCTCGCCCCACGGCCAGGCCTACGACGCCGTCGCGTCGAACATCGTTCCCAACCATATCGCGCTGGTCCGCGTTGGACGCAGCCGAACCCCTAGCGGCAGACCATGCGCTGTCGCCGACTCAGCCACCAAAGGAGATCACATGAGAGTACTAGTATTCGATGCGCTGCTGCTCGGCGCGGCCACCTCAGTTCAGTTGCCCGAAATGGATGACGGCGCGGCCACCCAGGTCGACGGCCTGATCCGCAACCTCGCCTCCGCCCGTGACGCCGCCACCAAGCAGTGCGACGAAGTCATGACTGAGTGCGCGAATAAGCTCGAGCTTCAAACCGCGGACCACGCAGCCCAGCTCAAGACCGTGACTGACGCCCAACCGGCGCTCATCGCCGCCGCCGCCAAGGACATGGCCGACGTCATGGCCCTCGGCCTCAAGCATGGCCTGGCCCTCAAGGCGACGGACACCGCCGGCATGCGCTTGGAGATCGTCGCCGAGCTCGCCAAGAAGCCCGAGCTCAAGAAGGTCTTCGATGCCATGCTCCCGGACCTCACCAAGGCGGAGGATGGTCAGGTCAAGCTGGCCCTCACCGCGGTCGATGCTATGGGCGGTTTGGCACCGGTCAAGGCCAAGGCGCATGATGCGCTTGGGAAGGCCCTCGCGGGCAAAGACCCCAAGGTCGAAGCCCAGGCGGCAGACGCCGATGGCGACGGCCGCCAGCAATCCATCACCCAAAGCGCGAACGCCTGGAAGCGCGAGAAGAAGTCCTAGTAGTCGGTCGCCCGACGAACATCAACAAAGAACCCTAGCAAGGAGATAGAACATGCAACCCAGTATCAACAGCGTCGGCGGCTTGATGAGGACGAAGGGCTACGTTGGCCAGCAGTCCCGTCTTACCGAATCCATCACCGACAGCCTCGTGAGCAGCGACGCGACCGCGGTCGATTTCGGCTCGGTGGTTGGTCGTGACCCAACCAACCCCAAGTGCCTGCGCCGTGCCCGTGTGACGGACGAGCTCTTGGGCATCGTTGTGCGCGACCCCACACCCGCCCCCGCGAACAGTGACGGGACCGTGAACTTCAAGCAGTATGCCTCGGTGCCGTTCATGCGTCTTGGCTACATCTATGCCTTCCCGACCGAGCAGGTGAACGCTGGTGACGGCGTGGTGGCCATCTTCGACGGTAGCACTGGCATCTTCACTGGCCTTGGCAGCACCAACGGTGGTGTGAGCACTAACCGCCGTCTTCTGAAGGGCCACAAGTGGGAAACCACGACCCCGGCCATGGTCACGGACGTTGGCCAGGACCCTGGCGAGATCAGCATGGGCTTCAGCCAGTCGGTCAACTACATCACCTACTAACGGGCACCACCCCAAGACTTCAACAAGGAGAAACAGACATCATGATGAAGAAGATTCAAGCCATGGACTCGGGTGGCCGCCTCGTCGAAGCCCAGGTCGACGAGCTGCGCTATCGGGCCTTTGACCAGATGGTCCAAAGCACACCACAGCTGCAGATGCCCCCCAACGGGTTGGCAGCCATGGACGCGGGTGAGGCGATGAGCTTCCTCGTGTCTCAGTTGGCGTACACGGAACCGGAGGTGTTCAAGAAGATGTTCACCCCGACCCAGTCGGAGATGTTCATCCCGCAGAAGTTCGACGCGGGCGATGCGGTTGACACCATCCGC